TGTTGGCGACCGCCACCTCTATCCTCAGTAAAGCCAGGTCCCTCACCGAATCTTAGTGCGGATGCAATGCCTGATAAAAAGCCAGGTCGTTCATTGCTAACGTCAGCTATTGTAGGTTTAGAGTCTTCATCGTCTTCTCCAATGCCAAGTTTGTCAGCTAGCAATCCAGCTATACCTCTACCACCGGTTGCAATCAAACCAGCGACTCCTAAAGGCCCTCCAGCAAGTGCACCACCAATTTTTGCGAGTCCGGGTATACCCGCTGCTAAATCACCTGCTTGTGCTCTAAGTTGATTACCTATACTCATTCCTGTGTAATCAAAATCACCAAGAGCTCTGTTTATATTTTTTAATTGGTTTGCTTTTTCTATTGAAAACTCTCCTGTGCCAAGTCTTTTTCTTGTTTTGTCCAATATCCCTTTTAATCCACCAAAAGTTGGAGTTACTTGTTTTGCTTCTTGTGCTTGTATTTGAGATGCAAACATATCCCTAAGAGCTTTTTCTCTCTTCTTTTGCTCATTAAATCTTTCAACTTGTTTTTTTGATCTTACAATATTTCCATACTTATCTTTTAAAAAACCACTGCTTGTTTTGAATGCAGTTTTTTCATTAAAATCTTTATTTATTTTTGCAACTCTATCTGCAATGGCTTTTGATTGTTTTCTAGATTCTTCAGTTGATTTAAATCTATCCCGTGCAGGTGGTCCTGAAGTTCCAACCTGCCCTCTGTTTTGTCGTGATCTGGCTTTTTCACCAGCTACTGACGCTCCTCTGGCTGATCTTTTTCCTTTAAAACCACCTTTATCGCTTTTACCTTTATTGCTTGCGCCCATTATAACCAGTGCTCCTTCGTAATAACTTTACAATGTTTACGCACTGATCCATCCTCAGCTAAACGTAACCATTGCACCATTTTATCTGTTCCAAGCAAGTGTGTAAAGAATGTTTTATGATATGTAATGATATTTTGTGGTTTGATGAAGATGGTATCTATAACCCAAGCTCTATCACCGGTGTTCCAATCATCAAAATCAAGATATCGCTTGTCAATAAATTTTTGTTCTGTTGCTTGGTCAAAGAAAGCCCAATTAGTAAAACCATACATTTCACCATTTTCATCACGATTTATACTGTATTGACTTAATAAGATAGACGGGCAAACATGATAACAAATGTCCTCAATTGGCTCATTTTTCCAATAGTGGTCTTTATAAAAAGCAACAATTTCTTGTAGCATTATGCCCTACTATTATTCTCCCTCAAGGACTGTTGCTTTCATTTGTTTTATACCGTCTTTTGCTAAAGATACGGATGCACGTAATTTAGCGTGGTCATCATCTTGTTCAAGCTTATCTTCTGCTATTTTTCTATTTTGTATAAGCCTTAGTTTGTCCATATTTGCTTTTTGTTTACCCTCTTCCTCTTTTCGCATCTCTTCTTTTGCTTTTAGATCAACTTCTCGTGATTTTAACTTAATTAGAGGGTCATCACCTACCTCGTTGAAAAGTTTTTCTTCTTCTGCTTGGTACTCTGCAAGTGTTTCAGCAATTAAAGTAGCTTTTCTCGACTCAATTGCTTGTGTTAGGTTCTGCATTTGTTGTTGCATCTGCATAACTTGCGGATTTTGCTGTAATGCTTGTGGATTCATGGCCATTTGTTGCTGTATTGGTGCCATTTGCATCTGTAACTGCTGTAATTGCATCAATTCTTCCTTAAATTCCATCTCAATTTGCTCTTGAGCCATCAAAGCGATGTGTTCCATAATGTTTTTTTGCAAAGCAGCAATCACAACAGGGTTATTTCGCACTGTTTTTGTCGCCATAAACGTTAAATGTGCATCCATGTGTGCTCTGTGGTCTTGTCCTGGAAATGCTTTGATCTGTCCACCACCTAAAACTGTAATATTTTCCATAGCTGGGTCCATCGGAGTCGGTTGTGCTGGTCGTTTTAGTATTGAGTCAATGTTTTTTACACCCAATGCCTCGTATAAGTCTCTGTAAACCTCGTACATGTTGTGCATCGCAGGGTTTGCTTGTGCCATTTGCATAGTTGTCTGTGCCATCGCGATACGTTGTGTCTGTGAAAAGATGTTTGGATCAGCGACTGGTACAACATCTATCTCTGGACTAAAATCCATTTGTTTAATTTGTCTTTGTCCACCGATTACATTGTATGGATAGACCGGTGGTAAGTATGTTGCAAACGCTTCAGCCATTAACATAAACTCTGACCTCATCGCTGAGTAACATCTTTTGTGTATCGCAGACATAACCCGCGATCCACGCTCCAATAATGCAACAGTCGTGCCGACCGCTGCGCTTTGGTTGCCGTCACCGACTTGCATGTCAGCGATACTTGCAAATCTTTGTCCTGCTTGAACCACTGTGCCCATAAGTTGTAGCAGTGTTGCGTTTGGCCCTTTGAAAGGCAACATCATAAACGCTGCATTTAAATCTCCACCAGGTGCATCAACATCACGGAACTCGCCCGGCTGCAACGGTTGAGCTTCGTCACGAACTCTGATGCCTCTTTGTTTGAATCCGGCAGGGAGATTAGCCAAGGTGCCCGCATCAAGAAGTTGTCTTAATGCAGTTGTGGCAGTTCTAGATAAACCACCGATCATGTGTATTAGGCCGAATCCATAAAAGCCTAGTCCTGGTAAAAATTTAAAATGCACGAAATAATTTTTTCTTTTTCTCGTTGGGTCTTGTGGGTTGTAGTTTCTTCTAATAGCTAAAATGTCACCCGATCCCTCCATAATTGTCACGATGTATGGAAGTTTTATACCTGTTAGTTCGCCCTCTTCGTCTTTGTCTTCAAAACCATGTAAGTCTAAATCTACATGACACTCGATTATCGTGTGCACTTCGTCTCTGTTATTGACACTTGCACCGTCGAGCTCGGCTTTTTTATCTTCAACGTCGTCTGCTTCGTAAGACGATTCACCTATATCGATGTCTCTGTAAAACTCACTGACTTGTTGTTTACGTAAATCATTGGATGACATTTTTATTATGTGCATGATGGAGTCTGCATCTTCTAGTGACGTTGCGCTGTATGGCACCACCAAATCTTCTGCAGGTACAAACTTGGATACACAACGCATCAGTGTTTGATCGTAGTAAACTTTTTTAAATGTTGACCCTGCGAGTGGTAAGTCAAATAACATTTGATCAAATTCTGGTTCGTACTCTCTCATCTCAACCATGATCTGATAATTCATAAATTCTTTGACACGCTCTGCTTGTGCCTCTTTCATTTCATCTGTTAGTCCTACAATCTGTGTTCTAACTGGTCCACCTGCTGGTAATAGTTCTTTGTACGCTGACGCTTGAAACTGTGTGACAGCCTCTGCTAACACTGGGTGTGTTGCACCAGACGCGCCTTGAAAAGGTTCTGTTCTATTTTCATATTTAAATCCTAATAGATCTAATCCTTTAATGTAAGCTTGTTCCCAATCATCACGAGATGCTTTGTACGATTCAAAGTCTGATAAGAGTTCAGAACTAACTTCACCTAAAATATTATCATCTATATACTCTGCTAGATTTGCTTCGTGGTTTTGTCCACCTTCACCAATAATGGCATCTGGGTCAAAATCTACTTCAACACCACCGTCTTCAGTTGGGTTTATTTCTATTGGACCTTTTGTTGTCTCTTCTTCTTTTAGCTCAACTTCTCTTTCATTGGGCTCTATATCTAATTTTACTCTGTCGTGATCTGGGTCGTTTGGTAAATTTTTATCTACGGCCATTATACTGTCCTCTCTTTAAATAGTGATCCAACGCCACCGCCTTGTGACATGTTCATTAAATCATCATCTGGTTCAACGTTTGGATCTTTATAGTCATCTTCAAATTTTTTCATCATGCGTTGTATTTTTTCTCTTGGTGTTAAATTAAATCCAGATAATTTTTCCCAAGATAACAACCCACCTCTTAAATCATCTGTTGGCACACCGATGTTCTCAAAGTCTTGTATTTCACCTTTGAAAAACTCACCCGCTTCAAATGTAGCTGGATCTTCTTTAATACCTTTTTTAGTCGCTGTTCTAGCACCAGGGTAATAATCCATTGCAACTTGTTGTCCTTCATCTCCACGACCAAATATACCGATCGCTCCTGACTGTAAATCTTCTTCTAAGAATATTTCACCACCTGACAAACTATCATCTTTTAGTTTATATCTAATAGTAGTATCCCCACCTGATGTAAAATCTTTATAGTCAGGCTCTCTTACAATTTTACCTTTCCTTCTAATTTTATCTACTAAGAATGGAAACCAATCCGGCATCCCCGGTGCTGGTTTAATTATTCTTGCTGCTGGTGCAACTGACTCCGCTATCTGTTTAGCACCTCTTGGCATAAACAAACTACCAATACCAGCTCCCAACATTCCTAAAAATCCACGACGACTGATCTTTGGTCCGCCACCATCTC